CGGGGTGCTGTTCACGCAGCCGGCTGAGTTCCCGTACAACAGAGCCCAGACGATCACGATCGACTGCGAGGCAATGGAAGCCTACTCCCTGCCGAGGGACAATCCGGCAGGGTATAAGGTCAACTGGAATCCGTATGTCACATTCGTGAAGGCTCCGGAGCTGATGCCTGGCGACAATGACATCGCCTATGATGCCAATGTATCAAACCTTAGAATCTATCCGAATTGGTGGCGCTTATGATACCCATCCTCTACAAAAACACCGAGACGGCATTCCGGAGCAACGGGCTCGGCAGGCTGGACGCTCTGACCTGTATGGTCTCGAGACGGCTTAATGACTTTGATACTTTAGAAATGTCATACCCGTCCTACGGGGAGCACGCGAGGGAGCTCGTCCCCGGGAATATTATTTATTGCGAGACCGGCGAAGGCCCGCAGCCTTATCGGATCTACGAGGTCCAGAAGGCGTTCCAGACGTTCGAGGTCTATGCCAATCACCTTAGTTATGATTTATGCGGGTATCCCGTGAAGCCGTTCACGGCACAGACGGCGAGTGCTGCCATCGGAGCATTGAGCACGAGGGCCGTCATTGCCACACCGTTCACGTTTAGCACGGATTTGAGCGTCTCAGGGGAGTTAGTGAACGAGAAGCCCGACAGTATCCGTGCAGTGATGGGAGGCTCTGACGAGTCGATTCTGGGCGTGTATGGTGGCGAGTGGAAGTTCGACCACTACAAGTGCGAGCTCCTGACCGCCAGAGGGAGCGACAAAGGCGTCGAGATACGTTACGGCAAGAACCTCACGGACATCACCGCCATCGGCAACAACGAGGAAGCCTACACGGGAGCCTTTGCGTATTATTCCAACAGTGGCACGTACGTCAGCTCCAACGTGCAGTACCTTGACCAGACTGCCGTGCCTCAGAAGATACTCGTCACGGACCACACAGGGGACTTTGAGTCGACACCGACCACCGCCCAGCTCGATGCTCTGGCAACGGCTGACCTGCTGAATGTGGGACCGCTCAGCTCCCTGTCGGTCTCATTCATTCCCACGGACGGCATCTGCCTCGGGGATTTGGTGACAGTCTACTACAGTGACTTCGACATCCGAACTAAGTTAGAGGTCGTCCAGACCGACTACAACGTAATGCTTGACCGCTACGACTCCATCGAGCTCGGCGCGATCCTGCCGACACTTGCAGACACTATCGCAAGCCTCAAATAGGGGGAACCATGGAATCAAGAATCTATAATGTGAATCTCCAGAGCGGCTACAACACTCTGACCTACATCGGCATCAGCCAGTATGACGCAGGGGTCCCGCTCCAGTTCAATGTGTATGACGGAGCGACCGCCGCTTCATTCCCTGCCGGCACGACCGCCAAGATACAGGGCGTGCGTCCTTCGGGGGTCGGATTTAACATTGACTGCACGCTGACGGACAATGTCGTGACAGTCGACACAGTAACCGACATGACCGGCGAGGCGGGCAAGTTCCCTGTCGAGATCAGGTTTGAATCTTCAGGCGTCGATGTCGGCACGGTCAACTTTGTTTTCCTGATTGAGAAAGCCCCGCACCCGGACGGGACAATAGACGCGGATATAACGCATGAGCAGGAGTTTATAGAACGGCTTGAAGCGGTCGAAAATGATAAAGTTCCTTACCCCGCCACAGATAAATATGGTACGGCGGGACAAGTCTTAAAAACGCTTGGCGATGGCACAACAGAATGGACAAACGTTTCGAGCGGGCAAGGTGTATCCGATGACCTCAAGGCGGCACTCCTCCAAATCGCCCAAAAGGTTGTCTATATAGATGAGCATGGTCAAGATTATTATGATGACCTATACGATGCTCTTTACCCGCCTGCACCGCCTGCGACTCTTGTCAGTATCTCAGCGGTCTACACACAGAGCGGGATAGTTTACGATTCAGACAGCCTTGATTCGCTTAAGAGCGATCTTGTTGTAACAGCGCACTATGACAACGGGACAACATTGCCTGTAGCTGATTCAGCTTATACACTATCCGGGACGCTTACTGTTGGGACATCAACGATTACAGTGGCGTACAGCGGCAAGACAACAGTGTTTAACGTGACTGTCACTAAGGGGATCGACTACACAGAAGACGCATTGACTAACGTGACGTGGAACAGCGGTAAAGCATATAACCAGACAACAGGAATAATCGAAGACACGTCCGGAAGTTATGCAACGGATAAATTCGATGTGCAGGATTTGACGTATAGGGTTATCAATAACGATACTGCGCATAACACAACATTCCGCATTTTTATGTGGGATGCGAATGACGTGTACCTTGGCACTAAGCAGTATTCGGAAGCAAGATTCCAGTTTAAGCCCGGTTATAAATATGCCATAGAAGTACGGAACGCAGGCACATTTGATCCGACAACTATGACCATGCTCCCGGTTGATAAGCGTGCGACAGCTGTCGAAGAGTTTGAGATTGATCTTGCCGCTATTGCGAACAATGTTGTTAAAGCCAGTGGCTACTACGAAGTCAATGTTAAGGCTCTTATGAACGCGGTCGGCGTTACGAGCCAGAATTATACCGACACGATCAACAGACAGAGCATATTCGGCATGATTGGAGAAGCGGTCAATACGAATAACTTCCCGTTCAAAACTCCGATAAGAATAGGGACATTCCATTATTCGTCTAATATGCTTCTTTCGATCTACATCGAAGGAATTACCGTATCAGACGCGAATCTGCAAAGCGTGAAAGATTATCTTGTAAACAACAACGTCAAGATCACCTATAACTATTAAGGGGTAACGATATGGGCACGATATATGACTATCAAGGGAATGCGCTGGTGGTATCTGACAATTATGAGCCGCAGAAGAACGAGATACCAATAGTCACTATTAGCGGCAATTTGCCCTCAACCAAACTACAGGGCGAGTATAATGTAATAATCACATACCGGAGTCTTACAGAAGAGTTCGTTGATTACGGGACGGTTAAGGTACAGGGTGACTCTTCCACGGCGTACCCCAAAAAAAACTTCACCGTGAAATTGTTTAAAAATTCAGCGCGGACGATTAAGGACAAAAGACAGTTCAGAGACTGGGACAAGGCTCGGAACAAGTTCGTGCTGAAAGCGAACTGGATAGACCACAGTCACGCCCGGAACATTGTCAACGCGAGACTGTGGACACAGATAGTTAAATCGCGGAGCGACTTCGCATCTCTTCCGGACGCGCTTAAGAGCGGCAATATTGCCATAGACGGGTTCCCGGTCAAGGTCTTTAACAACGGCGTGTATATGGGCATATATACGTGGAACCTTCCCAAAGATGCGTTATATGGTCTTGATGACAGTGTAGACTCTAATGCCATTGTACAGGGAGACACCGGGACTTATAGCGGGTCAATCTTGTGGAGAGGGTCGACTATTGACGGGAAATGGTCGGACGAAACTCACGATACTATGCCGACTATTATCACTAACGGATTCAACGCTCTTTTGAATTTCGTCTATACGTCATCCAATGCTGATTTTATCAGCAATTTCAGCACGTATTTTGACAAGAAATCGATCATCGATCAGTATATCTTCCTGTATGTTGGCTGTATCGTTGACAATATCGGCAAGAATCAGACATTCTTCACGTATAACGGATCATATTATTACGGCGGGATGTATGACATGGACGGGACATGGGGACTCCCGCCTTATAGGGTCGCGTCCGTCGGATGGAAACCTTATGATACGGCATTCCAGAGCGGATATACAGCCGTAGTTGAAAGTGGCGGGATAACTAACCTTTTATATGAGAAAGTTGGGACACTTTTTGCATCTGACATCGAAAGCAGATATACAGAACTCAGAGAGTCAGTGTTATCCGCTGATAATATTAATGCTGAGTTTGAAGAGTTCATGGCTAACATTCCGTTGTCATTATATGCAGAGGATTACGCCGCAACGACAGGTAATGGAGCGTTTACAGATATCCCGCTTGTAGCGACAAATAATGTGCAACAGATTAGGCAATTTGTTGTTGACCGCCTTGCCTATGTCGATTCCCAAATATTGGGCTAAGGGGGCGCTTATGTCAGAAACAATCATAATAGCAATCATAGGGAGCGGGGCGCTTAGTACCTTAATAAGCGCCATCATAACCGCTATAGCCAACAGGAAAAGCAAACTAACCGTTATAGAGTCCAAATTAACAGAGATAGAAAAAAATCAAAAAACCGCAGAAAAGGACGCCTTGCGGACTCAGTTAATAATGATGATCGCATCATACCCAGAAGAAAAAACGGATATCTTGAGATTAGCTGAATATTATTTTCACCGGTTAGAAGGCAACTGGACAGCAACGGCGCTTTTCAACCGATGGTTGGAAACTTATTGTGATGGAATTAAGCCAGAATGGTTTAAGGGGGACAAATGATTCTATCTAACAAGACCTATGACATCATCAAACTGATCGCGCTGCTTATTCTTCCTCTGTCGGAGCTCGTGGCAGCTCTCGGGCATATCTGGGGGCTTCCTCATGCGGCAGAGATAACCGCCACGCTCGTGGCTCTGGATGCCTTCCTCGGCGCGATCGTCAAGATATGCTCGGACGCATACAACAACAAGCATGATTAAGGGCATCATCTCCGAGGAGCGGCGCTATGCCTCCATACCCTATCAGGAGAGCGGCAACAATCACCAGATATTTTCCGACATAGTCAACTCCTACGGCTTGGCGGGATGCCAGGATCAGGCGTGGTGCGCGACTTACCAGTTCGCCCTTGAACTGCAGATGTGTGGCAAGGACGTAGCGCTCCGGCACTGGTGCATGACGGACCGCTATGTCGGATACTCGGTATTTGAGACGCGAGACGCATTCAAGCGCAAGGGACGGACCGGGAGCACTCCGAGAGTCGGGGCCCTGGTCATTTTCAAGCGCTCGCACATGGGCAGGGTATTGTCGGTAAACAGCAACACCTTCGAGTGCGGTGAGGGGAATACCTCGAACCACTACTTCAACCGTGACGGGGACTGCTGCGCCGTCAAGACTTACTCCATAAGGGACGCAGGCATCGACTGCTTCTGCTACATCGATTATGAACAGGAAATGAACACCAACCAGCTTATCGCATCCTCCAGAGCCGTCTATGAGATGGCACACAACGGGCATTACCGCTACGGCGACTCGCACACCCTGCCGCCATGCACTGACGGGATCATCTCGTGCGACCGCCTGATCGCGAGGGCGCTCTGGAACCTCGGATACACGTCACAGCCTCAGGGAGGCATTACCGTCATCAACATGGAGCAGTACCTCCTGAGGTGGGGCTTCACTAAGATAACCAATATCAATGCCCTGAAGGCAGGCGACATCGTCCTCTTCAGGAACGGCGATCTGAGACCAAACGCAGCATGGCACACGTTCATCCTGACGTCGTTCACGTCTCCCAATCTGGTCTCCAAGTACGACATGGGGGCACAGTGGAGGATTGACGCCCAGCAGCCGTTTACCTGCGCTCTGAATGAGTGGGGCGGCAACAGGGTGTTCTATTGTGCTTTCCGTTACGGAGCCAGGGACTACGTGTTTATGCCCAGAGACGTAAAGGCAGGCTCGACAGGGCCTTCTCAGTACCTCGCTAACGAGATTCTTAAAGCCTACGACATCAAGGGCATCAAGGGACAGGACCTCGAGCTCAACGACCGCTGGACGACCGGCGACATGGCTGCGATGTGCCAGTGGAAGCTCGACAGAATCAGAAATGACAAGATTAACTTATGCAAAGGCCCGTATGGAGCCGGCGAGATAGGCCCGAAGGACTGGGAGAGCCTCCTCAGCTCCGGCCTGCCCTTCAAGGCAGTGGAAATCCCCGCCAAAGAGAAGAAAGGCCCGTCGGTGCTCCTCGTCCAGCGCATCCTCAAGGCCAACGGCTACAAGGTCTCGCTCGATGCCGAATACGGACCTGAGACCGAAGCAGCCATCAAAGCATGGCAGTCCGCCAGCAAGAGACCCGTGACAGGCGCCATGGCATACGATGACTGGAAACTAATCCTCAAAGACATCTGACTCCTTCATAATATCCTTCTTTCTCCTTACGCCCCTCGGCCTGACCAGCCGGGGGGCAATTTTTTATGGGCAAAAAATGGGCAAAATGGGCAAGAATGGGCAAAAAATGGGCGCTTTTTTGCAGTTCCTTGCAGTTCGAAAAGCCCGAAAAAGCCCGTAATTACGGCATTTTGCAATTTATTGCAGTTAAACTGCGTTATCCTTCCCGTTTGGCAAGCTCATCCTGTGACCATTTTCTCTCGAGCCTTAAGGCTTTTATGTTCTTGTATAAA